GACCCTGTAAAGTCAGCAGCCAAATCCAATGTCTTAGCAGTTGCCTCACCAGCGGCGATACCGAATCCTTTTGGACGAACTGGTCCATGGAATCCAACAGGTAATGTTCCTTCTGGACTTGCGATCTCTGCCATTTCAACATAGAACAAGTCAGATTGATTAACAAAGTCCCCACCTTTCAATTCAAATCTCTTTCTGTCGTCTGACCATTGGAAATATTGATTACCAATTCTCTGAGCAACATAGGAAGTCGAGTTAGCATCTAAAGTACAGTTTGTGTATTTTTCAATGATTGAGCCACTAGTAGATCTGATGGTCACAGTAAATGTTGCGTAATTATATATGGATGGGTTTACTGGCTCTGAGATATCTTCAATTGACACGATATAGTTGTTCTGAATTTCTTCTCCAACATGTAGAGATACAAGTCTGAACAACTCTTCTTGATCTGGCTTTTGTCCGATTACCCAACCAGACTTAGCAGCAGAAGCTGATTTCTTTTGATAGCCATAGTTTGTACCAGCGCTTGTACCAGAACCAAGAGGAACAAGAATTGCGTATACATCCCCAGCGCTGGAGTTTGCAACACCAACATGATTGTCGACGTGATCCTTGAAAGATTCACCAAGCCAGTAAGTTTTAAGCTTGCTTGTTGCTGTGTTGGCAGAGTTTGTCATTTGAGGGTTTGTGTTAAATACGTTTCGGATATACTTTGAGCTTGATCTATCAAAGTTAAATGGGATTGCTGTAGCAGCAGTACCGTCTGCGTCATAAGATACCAATTCGAATTGTCCGCTTGGACCAGAAGATTGTACAAGATGACCAGCAAGAGAAACAGATGATCCTCCAACTTCTGTGTTATTCAATACCAATCCACCTTCTGTAGAATAGAAGATAGCAGCAAGAGCACCGTTTGATAGTGCTGCCGTTGCTTTTGTAAGTGTACCGCTGGAGACGGTGAAGGCATTTCCGACAGCATTTGCGACAGCGCCATCTGAACCAGTTGTTCTCACCAAAGCAATTCTACATGATGTATCACCAGCTGTATAATCGACCGTCAAGTCTTGAAGGGCGCCATCTGCCAAAGCTTCTTCAACTTTAGCAACAAAGTTCGCCATAAATTGAGCGGCAGTACCTGTGTGAGCAACTTTTCTAAGTGTGGCTGTTTCTACAACAGTGTCGTCGGTATCGACTTCGAAAGTAACAGTTGAGTTAACGCCATCGTTTAATGTCAATGTGTAGGCATCAGTAATTGAGTCGGTAGATATACTGACAAAAGTGTATTCTCCAACATCAGAGCTGTCACACATGAACAATCCGTATGCTGTAGCGTTTGTGGCAGCAGTTGACATTCCGTCTCCAACTCTCCAACCAGCTTTTGCTGAGTCGGAAGAAGCAAGAGGACTGTGTTCCCCAGCAAGTCTTACAAATGTAACAGGAGATTCTTCAGATGCCAACCATGCTTGGGCAGCGTATGAAGCAAATGTTGTACCTGTCAAGTTTCCATTTCTCCAAACATCTGCTTGACCAAGTCCACCAGGAACTGGATTGCCAAACACTGAAACAAAATCCTCAAGGCTTCTAACCTTTACTGGCAAGTTTGCTGGCCCCTTTCTTGATCGTCCGATAATGATTGGTCCCTCGGCATCAGTTTGGGCAGGAATTATGCTCTGGTCTACCTCGTTAATCTCGACACCAGGCGATAGAAAAGTGATTTTTTTAGCCATCGAATTTTCTCCTTAAAATAAATATAATTCGTTTTTCCTATTAAATAGTAAATCTAAAACGCAAAGCCTTTTTAAAATTCTCTCGATGGATCTTTTTCCCAAGGCTTGCGGGATCCAACGATAACTCTTTCTCTTGATATTTTGACATCAACAACGCTTTCTTTTATTACGATCTTTGGCGCTTCTTCATTTTCTCCATCTCCAAGAAGATATCCAAGCACCTTTAAGTCAACAGTTGTCTTAAATGAACGCTCTTCTTCTCCAAGGTTGGACATGTTGTTGTCTTGAGATAGTCCGCCCTCAATGAAGGTCTCATATCTATGTCCATCTCTCTCCGCATATATGACATTGAGTTGTCCTGTTCTTGTTGCAAACGGAGTCATTAGGTCATTCATTTGCTGTTGATACTCTGTTCTAAGAGTCACTGTATAATTGACCTTAACCCAGACTGGAATTGGAGCATACACTTCCTCTAGCACAGTCTTCGGTGATTCAACTGGATAATGATGTTGAAGATTGTCTCTCATTGACTTTGCTCTCGACAATTTGCGAGTTGTCTTTTGAGATACTCGAGAAGCCATTGGTCTTGGATGCTTTAGGTAATCTTTCGTTGGATAATCATGAGCTTGATATGCTCCTTTGAAAGCCATGTCCTTCTCGAACGACTTTCTTTCGATAGTTATCAGTGGAAGCTTTAATTTTCCGACATTATCTCTAATATCTTTCTCTTTAACGTGGAAAGCTCTCTCCGGAGAGATCCACAATACAGGAACTTTCTTGTGTCCCGTGTTTGTTCTTGTCTTTAGGTCGAATCCATCGTTGATTAGGTCATAGATTGCAAAGTCAATAGTCTCAATCGTCGAAGGTTCTAGGATAATCTCTTTAGTTGCCATTGAATACTCCGTCTCTTGCCCTAATACACTCTGCTGTGACCTCAAATCTTGAATCGATCTGTCCAAACAGAGCTTTTGGTTCATTTATTTTTACTATCTCATAGTAAATACTGCCGTAACGAACGAAATCGCCTTCTCTGACGAACAAATTCTGATCTTCAGTCAATCTTCGCTTGTGAAAGTTGACTTTTAAGCCAGTTGTCTTGTCAATACCGACGTTATCCATGAATTGTGTCTCGACACCCATGTATTCAACGAGAGCGTACACTCGAATTGGGTGTAAAAAGTTTTTTTCCATGGCCTCTCCATATAATGGATGGAAGTTTGTGGTCTCCATGTCAATTGGAAAGTATAAAATCTGTTGTCCGACGACTCTTTCGATGATTTCGTCGTTAACTTGTTTAACAAGGTTCTTTTCTTTCTCTCCGAGAAACAAAGGTGAAGGCGGCTGCGTTGGTCTTTCCCATTCTGACATTTAAGTTACCCCACGAAGATCTTTAGCGGAGTCTTTGCAACAATAGCATCTGTATTATCAACAAGCGCTTTGTCTGCCTCAGCCAGTTTTGTATACAACATCTCATCAAGTTGTTTGTTGAGCTCTTCTCGCAACGCTTGCTGTTCCGCTGAAGCCTGGCTTAAGAGGTCTGAAGCGTTTAATGATACTTGATCTCCAGGGATTGGTACGTTGCCTCCAAACTTTCCTCGAATTTGTCCGAGAGTCTCTTTCGAGAGAGCCAAAGCAAAGCGTCTGATCCATTGTTGTCCGATTGAATTGATTTTATTGAAAGCAATGTTCTCCATTGGCATGGTGTTCATATTGTTGACACCTTCCACACCAGAGTCATATGATCCTGTTGCGAAAGCACCACCGTCGTTCTCAACCGAGAATCTAAACCAGAACTTCTCCGGAGATACATCATCTGGCATTGGATAAAGTCGAAGGCTATTGTTTATAATCTCATACGAATAGTGTGATGTTCTTGTGTAGAGGTGGTCTTCGTATGCGATTGCTTGTGCTTTGTTTTGCCATGCTGGGATGACGTTGAATGTTGAATCGTCAGCATACTGACCATAGTTGCTAAAGTCCCCAACCACATTAAGGCCCCCATAATAGCCATAAAACCTCCACATTTGTCTTGGTGTAACATAGTACACTTGTCTAATCTTAATTCGCTTGTTGCCCATTCCATCATACGGCGTACCTGCTTGAGAAGACGATACGAGATTTTGCAAGTCATAGTCTTGTTGGCCTGACACTGTATCAATGGATGCTGAATAAATAGTCTCTGTTCCTCCAACCATCGCTTCTGTTGAAAATTTATCTCCAACTCTGAAAGCGTAGTCGAACTGGAACTTAGGATATTTGAGAGATACGTCTTCACCAGAGGTAAGCTCTCCCTTGCTATTAAATGACCCTGTAGGGCCGCCTAGAGCGCTTCCCAAAGCGTTTCTAGCTTGATGGAGGTTCACGATATAGCTGTACTCTAAGACGGCCTCCTCGTAGTGATTATAGATGTTCTTGGCTGTCAATTCAATGTCCAAGACATCCCCACCAAGTCTCTTGTATGTATAGGCAACTTGTGCTCTTGCTCCTGACACAAATGTTGTTGTGTCATAGAATCCAACTGCGAGAGATCCTGTGATGACCGCTGCTGTATCTGTTGAAGTCTCTGGCA